CATATTTAGCAGCAATCTGTTTATGATCTAAATTATTTTCTTCTTCTGTTTTCTTGCTTCTTGAATCTATTTTGTTGGGTCTAAACTTATCGACCAATACATAACGATACACATAGTTTTGACATCTCACACCTTCAAACTGAAAGTGTAAAGATTCTGGAGCATCATCGTATTGTGAACCAAAGCAATTAGGATCAAAATCTGATTTAGTTATTGGCATTATTTTTTCTTTCTGTTCATTAGTTTGTCAGAAACTCTGGATCCGAAACTTGCTGTAAACACTATGATTACCAAATACCATACGCTATCTGGGAGATCATTTATGATTGAAACCCACTCTCTAAAGTTTTCTCTAGTTCCTGGAAACCAACCTGTAGTGAGCATCCCGATTAGCCAGAGCATTAAGATCTCATCCTTATAAGATTGATCCTGGCTTTTAATTCTAGTTATATCGACATCTTTAGCTGCTTCTATTTCAGCAGCTCTAATTACTTTTTGCTTTTCAGCTTTATGTTTAAAGTGTTCACTTGCTTTATTAAAAACCATTTTAGTTAATGGGTTTTTTAATATACTTAAAAACTGTATCATCCTACCACTCTTCCTTTTTCCCACTTCATGTCTGGCAAGCCATTCTCATAGCTTTTTCCGTCATAAGTAAGAACTTGTTTTCTGTTAGATCCTTTTTCACTATAACTAATATGTATCCACCCAGCTGCTGGATCATCTTTTTTATAGAACTCAAGAATTAGTTGATCGAAATCTACATTGTTTGAAATCCAATAAGCTACTTTTATATTGGGTACACCAGCTATCTCAAAATCTACAGCTTGACCCTTAGCGTGTTGGGAAGTCTTTTTGCTGCCGATAGCTTCGCATAACTCTTCTGATCTGTAGCCAGACGTTATAGTTATAGGTTTGTCAAACTTAGCTCTAACTGGCTCAAGTATTTCATAACAAACATTTTCTAAATTTTTTATATCTCCAGCTCCTGGTGTGTTATCAATACCTTTTCTAGTAGCCGTCATTGATTTAGTAAATTCTTCTAATTTAAAATGTTTTGATATTTGCATAATTTATTTTTTATTCGTTTCAAAATGAAAAATTTTAACACCTAGTTTTTTTTGTTCCTCAGTTCTACCTCTGCAAATTTTCCATCCATTACTTCGGTAGTTTCTAGTTTTAACATCATAAGTTTTAATCTCCTTAGTCTTGGTGTTAAGAGTTAAAATATCTATGGGTCCAGTACCGCCAACAGGAGTAAAAACAATTAAGTCTGGATCCTTGGCAAACTTAGCTTGTGCTAATAGTTCATTACTTAAACCAACAGATGCGGTTTTTCTATTTCGTGAAGAAGTAAAAGACCGAGCCAAGCAAACCTCCAATTAGTATTATAATTGCAGCAGCTCCCTTACCCCTTGACATATCGTCTTTAAGGCTTCTTATATCTAGCCTCATTTCATCTAAAACTTTAAAAATAGTTTTCATACGCTCTTGGCATACCTTTTCGTGATATGCAATTCTTATTGCATTAACTGTCTCAGCAGATGAAGTTTTCTTTTTTATTTTTTTAGGCATCTGTTTTATGTTCCTTAACTTCTGCACAAACAAACTTTATGATAGTTCTATATTTGTTTATTTCTTCTTTTCCTATTTCTTTTAATTTCTTTTGACTTTCTTCGTAACCCGCCATCATGCAATCATAATGATTACTATATGATTTTGGCATTGGATGTGGTTTTAAGCACTCTTGATAGAGAGCTGAACACACAATCATTGCAAGCACTAATTTCATAGAGTTGTTCTCTCTCTGTTTTATTTAAAGGGTAATCCCACACTCCAATTAACTAGACTTTCTCTTTTACCTTTAGTGATGGGTAAAACTTGATGATGAATAAATGATGGAAAAACTATAACTGTTCCTATATCTTTAGCATCATCAACTGTTGTTATATCCAATAAATCTTTTTTATCTTTTTCAATCCACATAAATTGAAAATCTCCACCCTCGTATTTGGTTCTATCTGTTAGTTGTAAAGTAAGAGATAGTTTTCTTATTTTGCCATTAATATTTTTATTCTGATCTTTAAACGGAGCAGGATGTTGGTCAGAGTGCCAACCATAATACTGATTTTTTTCATAAATAGTAAATTGTGAAGTTTCATTCCAATCCCATTGAAAATTCCAACCAGCTTCTTTATTAGCCGTATGAATAAAAGGATTAAGAATATCATAAATCCACTTATCGTTTATCCAAGCAACCTTGCAATCTCTTTGTTTCTTATCCATTCCTTTAAAAGTAGTAGCGTCTTGTATAATTTTTTTACGCCCTGCTTTTAAAATCTTTTTGCAAGTTTGAATTGGTACTGCTTTTTTAAAATAAAAATAGTTATGCTTTAATAACACAAGTTAAAATTTTAATTAATCTTCTATTAAATCCCAATTAGTTGTTTCTTCGTTCCATTTATACCTTTGACCATCATTAGGTCGAGCAACGGGTGATTCCCAATGACAAGTAGTTTCATTTAATGTCCAAGATGTAAAAGGTTTTTGAGGAATAAAAGCATCTCTATCTTCATCATAGGTATATCCTATTCCAGCATAATTTTTTCTAAAAGGTGTTCCATCTAATGTGTGAACACCACCAGAAGTATTATAAGAAGTTTGTTTCCAAATCGCCCAACCAGTTAATTTGGTTAAAAAATCTATTCCTATAGCCTCTTGTTCAACTCCATTACTATCGTGTAAAACTTCATTTACTACTGATTGAACTTCTATTACTTTGTTGTTTAATCCTATTTTTGCAAAATGTGCCATTATGTTGTGTAACTCCCTGAACCTGTAAATATCATTATTGTATTTGCACCTGATGTTGAAACAGTTGGACTACCACTTGTTGTGCTTGAATAACTTGCAGTTGGAACACTTAATATAACAACTCCTGTACCACCAGCACCTCCTCCGCCTGTATCGCCACTAGAGCCTCCACCGCCTCCGCCAGTATTAGCTGTTCCAGCCGTGCCTGCTCCTCCAGTTGCTCCTGCACCACCGCCTCCAGCACCACCTGAACCTTGTGGAGTACCACCTGTTTTTGAACCACCGCCTCCGCCAGCTCTTGTAACTGAAGAACCTGTTATAGAAGACGCTGTACCTGCTCCGCCATTACCAGGATTAGAAGAAGCATCAGCACCTACAGCACCAGCACCTCCGCCACCACCTGTTGGATAAGGAGACCCACCAGTATAATTACCATCGCCACCATCATTACCTTGACTTGGAGAAGTGCTTGGCGTGTTACCTGATCCTCCAACTCCATTGGGTTGTCCTGACATTCCGGCACCTCCGCCACCAGAACCTCCATCTGCACCATCTCTTTCTGGAGCGGCTAAATTACCTGCACCACCTCCGCCTCCAGCAGAAGTAATTGTCGTTAAACCTGTTCCTGATATTGATGAAGTGCCACCATTAGTTCCTCTGGAGGGACCAGGAGAACCTACGCCACCAGCTCCGCCACCACCAACTGTGACTGTAATTGCGACTCCTGTAGCCATTGATTGGGTTGAAGTTCTATATCCTCCAGCTCCGCCACCGCCTCCATGATCGCAACCACCTCCGCCAGCACCGCCAGCTATGACTAAAAAATCTATTGAATAAGGTGCGGGAGTTAAAGCGTCTGTTCCTTCATTAATTCCTAATGTTGCTAACCAACCTTGTGTTGAATCTACATATGTTAAAGTTACACCTGATCTTTCTGCTTTTAAAACTAAATCTAAAGTTGCACCTTCAATTTTTTCTGAACCATTTGCAGTAAGAGTAACAGCGTTAGAATCCCAAGTAGCCGCATAATCTACTAATTGAACTTGATTACCAGCTGAACCCGCTGGAAGTGTAACAGTACAAGCATTTGATGTTGTATTAATTGGATAGCCTTTTCCAGCTTCCGCGGTCATAGTTGATGCAGTAACTACGGATTGCCATTCTATTGCACCACTACTAGCCGCTTTTACTAATCCTGATGAACGACCTAGATTATCTGTTATTTTTCCACTCATAATTTTTATTCTCCTACTATAATGTTTGATCTAAATAGCTTACAACTACATCTACTGCCGCAGAACTTGCTGTTTGCAAGCATAAATGATCTGTTGCTTCAATAACAAATTTATCATTGAATACAAAAGTTTCATTAGCACCAATAGCTTGATCTGATAATAATTCAAAATCAGTACCACCACCATCATTGTCGATATACATATCTATCGTTTCAGCAGCTCCAGCGGTTTCACACATTATTACAGATAATATAGTATATGTATGTCCGCTAACTCCGTTTATTAAAACGTTTTCTGAGTTTGAAACAACTGCGTGTGCTACTTTTAATAATTCACTTGCCATTTTTATTTCCTCCTTTTATTAATAATTAATGCCATATTTAAAATCCAAATACCAAAGTTTTTCCTGTGCTTGTAATATAAGGTGTCATTGCTGGATTAGCAGAAATCGTTACAGTATCTGTTGATGTAACTGCCGTTGTTATTCCATTACCAGCAGCAACAAGTAATGTATTACCATCTGCTATTGATTGAGTTGCTGAACCATCAGATAATGTAAAATTAGACATCGATCCAGAGCCATCTGATCCTGATTGAACAAACTGAACTCCTACTCCATCACCATCAGAAAATGATCCATTTGAAACTACATGAGCTACTGGAACTTTTGTATATCCAGAAGCGTCAGTTACGCTACCATTCACTTTATAAATTGCATAAGTAGAATTTGTGCCTTCTTTTGCAACATGAACAAAACCTTTTGCTGTAGTATTAGTAACGTCATCCCAACTTTGAACAAATCCAGAAATATCAGCCGAAGCATCATCAGCATCATCTACATATAAAACACTTACACTTGATAATGTTGCGTTATTGAAAGCTATTTTTCCTGCTCCTGGATCAGCATCGCTAGTCGTACTTTCCCAAGTCATTGCTAGACCAGCAGTTCCAGCTGTGCTTCCTGTTGCTCCAGTTGAACCAGTATCCCCTTTATCGCCTTGCCTTGTAAAGTGTACTGACAAACTATCAGCCGCAGAAAAAGTGTTATTTGATGCTATGTGAGTTACTGCTAATTTATTATAGCCAGAAGCATCTGTTGAAGAACCTGTTATAGAAAATCTTGCATATGTTGTATGGTCATTAATATCAACAATATGTAAATATCCTTTTATTGTTGAGGTGCTATCATCCCAAGTTAAAACATCTGTTACAGTATTTACTGAATTTTGATCTACATCATCTATATAAATAGCTGTTGCCGAAGCATAAGTACCATTATTAAAGGCTATTTCACCAGCTCCCGGATCAGTATCACTCGTACCTGTGTCAAATTTATAAAAATAACCTGGTGAAGCACCAGCATTTCCATTTCTAGTAAAGGTAACTGATAATTCATCGGCTGCTGAAAAAGTATTATTGGATGCTAAATGAACAACTGTAATTTTATTATAACCAGAAGCATCTGTTACAGCAGCAGTAATTTTAAATCTTGCATAAGTTGTGCTATCATTAATATCTACAATGTGAAGAAAACCTTTTATAGTTTCTGTTGAATCTCCCCATGTTTCAGTATCAGCTTGTGTTGTTACTCCGTTTGCATCTGCATCATCAATAAAAATTGTAGTTGCACTTGCATACGTTCCATTATTAAAACTTAATTCTCCCGATCCTGGGTCAGCGTCTGAAGTTCCTGTATCAAATTTATAATAATAACCTGGTATGGCTCCATCTTCACCGCTAGGTACAAAAGATATAAATACCTTATCGGCATCTGCTAAACTTCCAGCACCATCAATATAAGTTAAAGCTAATTTAGTATAACCGCTAGCATCCGTAACAGCTCCAGAAATTTTAAAAGTATGCCAAACAGTTAATGAATTAGATTTAGTAACTCTTAATCTTCCTCTGTTGGTCGCATTACCCGTTACATCATCAAAGCTCTGCACCCATGCGGAAATATCCGTACCATTTGTATCTTCATCATCTACATAAGCAACTGTAGCTGAACCAAGACTTGAATTGTTAAAACGGATTTTACCAGCTCCAGGGTCGCTGTCTGTCGTTGTTGTTGAATAAGTTAATTGTGCATTATCTCCGCCAGCGGGTAAGAAATCTGCAACAGTTGTTAAATTACCATCGGTGTCAAATCCTAGAGCTTTTGATGCTCTGTCTGTTGCACTTTCTGTAAATTCAGATGTAGTAATCGTATTGGTTCTTGAAACTTTAAATGATCTATCTAATTCTTCTTGCAGCTCTTGTGTCTGCATATTAAGTTTATCTAAAGCGTCTTCATGCGTTTCAGCTGGAAATGGGTCATTAGCCACATAATCAGTTTCTTGAGTTAAAGCAGTATTACGTCTTATAACTAAAGTCGTTCCGCTTGCGGGAGCTGTAACCATAGTAACAGTTCCACCACTAGCTCCGCTGTCTGAAATACCATAGTTAGTAGATCCAGTTCCTTCAGATTTAATTGTTTCAGTTCCAGTAGCCGATCTCTCAATTACTG